CTTTTATTACATCCATAAAAAATAGTGACTAAGGGATTCCCTTGATAATCCTTTCCCTTTTCTTCCATTAATAATATATCATGATAGGCTATTCTGCTCTTTATAAAATCCTTTACTTCAATACTAGACTTTAGACTCTCTGGTAAATCTTTCAATCTAACGGTTCTTTCCAAAACTATACCAAAGCCAAGTTGAATAACGGCCTCATATAAACCAGGAGTAATAACTCGTACTATCTTAGCCTTTTTTATATACATTATTCCTTCTCTCCTTTCTTGATATAGTTTATCCATTTACCCTTAATCTTAAAACAGTCACTACACTTGATTTTTTCATTTATACAATCCCCATTAAAACATCGTTGATTCTGATTCTTACCGGGGAGTACTGTAAATCTTTTTCTATGATGATCATTTCCATAACTCATCTTTTCTTTCTTCTCCTTTTCTTGGGATTTGGGAGATCGAGATCATATACTGTGCCTTTCTTTAATCTTTCAAGCTCATGTTCTAGAGATAGAATAAACCCTCTACTGACATGCTTCCGCCTTTGTATTAAAGATAGGGTCCAATGTTCTCCCTGAAAAATAGGAACTATTACCTCGGGGTCATAGGTAATATGATGTCGTTGTACTTTCTTTAGTCTTTTCTCCATAGCTCTAGCTCTACTTTTTAACCTAGCCGGAGTATCTGGTTTTAATTTTTTTCTGAGCTGTTTATGCATATTTTCTTATCTCCCAAAATATAGGTCTTTTGTTTAAGTTACCAACGGGGTCTCTATAATAACTCCATTCAACTATACAGGGAGGTTCATCATAGCACTTAGCTTTAACCTCTCTTACAACTTCATTTACGAATACATTACCCTCAACCAACTGAAGCCCTTGGGGTAAAATTAAAGACCTTCTGTTTTTATGGGTATCTAATGATCTAACCAATCCAGGTTCCATAACAAACTCTACTATGATTCTTCCATCCTTTGGCATACCAATAGTTCCAAAGGCTAAAGAATCTCTCCAGTCTAAAAACGGATATAAGATTAAAGTATATCCATTGGAGATACATTCTTCGATTGGCATCAATAAATTTATTTTGGTATAATTATAATAAAATGGACAGCTAAAATCATTAGAACCTTTTTCTGTTCTCATTGATAACTGATGTGCTTTGGTATTCTTTAAATACTCATGAGCTTCTTCCACGTTGTTAGTAACTAGACAGTCAAGAGTATTCAGTCCAAGTTTTTTCATATATTCTATACTCTCGCTCTTTTTCATTAGTAGTTACTCCTTTGTCTAAATTGATTTACAATACTTTTTCTAAAATATATAAGAGTAAAAGCTTCTGCATCCAAACCTAGCTCAATAAATAATTGAATCATGAAATGAACAACATCGGATAGTTCTTCTAGAAAGTGAGTTCTATCCGTAGCCACCTGAGAATTCTTCCAAGCTTTATTACGAAGACAATTACCAGCTTCATAAAGCTCTTCTGTTATGCGATAGATTAAAAGTCTGACTCGCTCCTGTCCTTCAAAGGTGTGCATATCTAAAGGAATATCTGGACAGTGAGCACCATTTGCCTTTTCTATGGGTTGATACTTTTCCTCTAACTCCCTTTGCCTTTTAAATATAGCTTTTAATAAGTCTCCCTCCGGGAGCTCTACATTATTGACATCTTTTATATTCATCGTTTCACCTCCACATAGTGAATACTAATTCCAATTTTTAATATCTTTCTACCTCGTACGAGGTCCTCTAGTTTCTTCAATATAGATTTGTAAGTAACGGGATAGATAATTCCATCATGTTTTCCTTGACAGATAAATGTAAAGTGATCGAATGCTGTTAAGTTTTCCATTAGGTTTCTCCTCCATCGTTTCCCATAAAGATACATCCATCCTTAGGAGTTTTTAACCATTGACCCTTTGTACACATATTCCAATAACCACACATTTTAGGACTACATAAATAATTCATCTCTCTTTTTGGATAGAACATACCCATACGAATTTGTTTAACTACTCTCTCAAATAAGGTTACAAACTCCTCTACTTCTTTAGGAGTTACTGTTTTAGGTCTACTAGTCTCATGCCTTGGATTACTATTTCTTAATAAGTAATCCAGAATAAATTCCTTCGGAGCTTTTCCAAAGTTAGCTTCATAGCCTAACCAATAAGATACTTCTTGAACACTCTTAAATACGTCCATCCAATCAGGAACCTTACTCTTGGTTTTCAGATCCCGGATGGTATTACCTACTACAACCAAGTCTATTTGTCCGGTTAATGTAGCATTAACGGAAGGAAATTCTAAAGAGAAACTCTTTTCTACATATTTAGGTTTTACCTTCTTTGCCAGACTCTGATAATATACAGGAATTACGTTGTATATAGCATTAGTTTTTATTTTATCTGGTCTTTCATAGGAGGCAAACTTAGTTTTCTTTTTCCTAACCTTCCATTCTTCATTAAAAACATCTTGGAGGGTCGAGAGTTTTGCATCCCGACCTCTCCTTAGTTTAAAGAGGTTTTGATGTTCTGCCGTAACGTGTGTACAGGAACCTACGGTAGTGTAGCTCTTTGGAGGAACTACTATACCTTTAAAGTACCTGAACATTGCCTGTGCAGGACATTTCAAAAACATCTTTAGAGCAGATGTTCGAATGGTTAAATGTTTCTCGGGTGGAATCATCCATTCGAGTTTATCCATTATTTCTTCCTCTTTTTCTTTTTAGATTTCTTGGTTTCTTTTTTGGTTTTTCTTTTCTTTTTAGTTTCTTTCTTAGCCTTCTTCTTTTTCTTCTTGGGTTTTACTTTCTCCTCTTCCTCTTCCTCCTCTTCGTCTTCTTCGTCATCATCTTCTTCGTCGTCATCGTCCTCTTCTTCATCCTCTTCCTCTCCTCCTTCCTCGTCATCATCATCCTCATCTCCATCGTCTTCATCATCATCGTCATCATCTCCTTCGGAAGATTCTCCTGTTACTTGCTCTAGCATTTCTTCTACCTCATCATCATCGATCTCTTCTACTAATTCATCTAGTTGATGAAGCTCATCTAGGTTTACATCTCCTAATTCAGAAGGTTTAGGTTTAATCCTGATTTCATACTTAGTATCAAGATTCTGTCCAGTTCTTTCGATAATTAGGTCATGACCTTCTTCGATGTCAGTTATATCCCCCCAATCGGGGTCAGCCATATAACTGAGGATTGTGCTTAGAATCTTCCTAGAAAAACCCCATACCATAATCTTTTTAGATTTTCTATCTAGAATATTAGCATAGAATTTGGTTCTAGGAGCTAATCTCTTAGCAAGTTTGGAGTCTTCCTTTCCAGACTTCTCTAGCTTCTTTATTGCTTTCATTATCACCGGATGAGGTCCAGGAACTGATACATTCTTTCCTTCTCTTTTTAGACCATAATGAAAGCATTCCTCATGGAAGGGATATACTTCATCGTTCCATGGAGGAAGAATGCGAATTTGATTCTTACCTTCAAGGGGTTTAAAATAAACTCCTGAACCAATGGAGGCTAATTTACTTTCAATTAGGTCCATATCGGTTCTGTTTATTTTCTTTGATTTTTTCTTTTTCTTTGACATTATTTCTTACCTCCCTTTTTCTTCTTTTTGTTTTTCTTAGCTTCCTTTTCTTTGCGAGCTTTTCTAGCTAATCTTCTAGCTTTTCTCTTAGCTGCCTTTTCTTCATCAGATTGAGTTTTTCTTTTCTTAGAGGTTTTCTTTTCTACAACTTTAGCTTTCCTCTTTGGTGCCTTTTTCTTTTTGGATTTTTTAACTTTATCAAAGTCCTTAGACTTTCCTAAGATTTTACAAACTGTGGTTCCACATTTAGCACAAGCTCCTTTAGCAGCATCCATTCCATTTGACATCATAGATACTTCTGGGTCTTTTATTACAGTTTTCTTTTTACACCTTACGCAGTACCCTTGTACTTTTTCTTCTGATTTCTTCTTTGGCATTTTTATACCTCCTTTAGTTCGCCCCAGGTTGGACCTACTTTAATGTCCATTCTCATGGGGACTCTTAGTTTAACCGGTGGATTGACTGCTACGTTCCTTAAAATCTTAATAGCTTTTTTGACCTCCTTTCTTGGACTATCAATCATTACTGCATCATGTACGTTTATAATTACTCTGGCTTTTAATCCAGCCTTCTTTAGTCTATAGTGAGTTTCACTACCTACCCACTTAGTTAAATCTCCAGCAGCTCCTTGAATCGGAGCATTAACTCCTTCTCTTTGATTAGCTCTACCTTCCGGTCTATTTGGATTAGTAGCAAAGAAATGTCTTCTTCTACCAAATATATTTTCAGTATATCCAAAGTCTACTACTTTCTGTTTCATTCTTCTTATCCATTTCAAGGCATCAGGGAATTCTTTAAACCATTCAATCTTTAAAGTACCTGCTGTTCTTTTGGAGCATCCTATCTTCTCAGCCAGTCCCTCATCGGATATCAAATATATTATTCCAAAATTTACCTGCTTAGTATATTTTCTCTCTTGTGGGGTTACTTTATCATAAGGCTTTTTAAATACCTTTGCAGCTACCTCTTGATGAATATCTCTTCCTTTTTTGAAGGCTTCAATTAAATTCTTATCTCCACTATAGTGGGCTAATATTCTCAACTCTGCCTGACTATAATCTCCTTGAATAATTCTTCCATTTTTAAATGATGATCTGAACATTAATTTAATATCACCTTCTCTCGGGATCTGTTGAAGGTTGGGTTTAGTACAGCTTAATCTCCCCGTAACGGTACCGCATATTTTATAATTACAATGAACCTTTCCATCGGATTTCATTAGTCCATTTTTAATTAACCCATCTATGTAAGTACCCTTTAGTTTATCTAATCTTCTAAAGTCCAGAAGACTTTGTAGCATATTTTTTATACTTTTCTTAAATCTCATTTTGGCTAATCTCGTCAAAGTATCTTCATCGCAACTGGGAGCATTCTTAGCGGTTCTTTTAATAATGGGTAATTCTAGGTCTTTATATAACTTCTCAGTTAATTGTTTAGGTGAATTGAGATTGATATCTCCAAGAGCTCTCTTTATAGTTTTTTCACATGCCTCTAACCTAGTAGAATATTCTATCTTTAATTTCTCTAGATTTTTCTGATGTATTTTTATTCCTTGATATTCCATATATGCAAGAACTTTTAGGTTCCTCATTTCAAATTTCATTAAGTCCAATAATTCTTCTTTCTTTAACTTAGCCTTAAACACTTTATATAGTTGTAGAGTAGCATCTACATCTCCTCCATTATAAGCTACCCAATCATCTTGTGAAAACTCCTTTCCCTTTTTAGCTTCATCAAATTTCCTTTTCCATTTATCTAGATACTGAGCTATATCAGGAGAGAGCTTTTTTAGAGCTAAATGGTGTAATGTTTTATCGGGATAGTTCTCATCTATTAAATGCATAGCTACTTGAGTATCAAACAGTCTTTTTCTAACTCTTACTCCATACCTCATTAACCATTTAAGATCAAATTTAATATTATGTCCTATCACGAGATCTACCGAATTTAATATTTCTTCAACTGTCTTCATAAATTTAGGACTAGTAGGAAATACATATCCTGAGTTCTCCTTGTTGGTCAATCCCACATATAACATTCCCTCCTTAAGATCAAACATATCCAGTGCTGTAGTCTCAACATCGCATACCATCACTTTGGAGCCTAGCAGCCGTTTTTTGACCTTCGAGAGGTTCTTTGAGGAAACTCTTGTATATTGCCTCTTGCGTTCCAAATTGCCCCTACTTTGCTGGGCAAACTCAGCCTTTTTAAGACCGTCGCAGAGGTCCTGATACAGTAATTTACCATAATAAGGATTCCTTAAGGCTGCGGCCGGATGGTACGTGGGGAGAATAATTCTACCATCCCACTCGATCAATCTACCACGCTCCTTTTTTATGGACATGGTATTTGTATCAAATAATCCCTTTAAGGCTGAGTTACCCAAGGTTACTATGATCTTAGGATTTACTATTTTGATCTCCTTTAATAGATATTTTCTACAAGACCTCATCTCATCCATACTAGGAGTTCTATTTTGAGGAGGTCTACAATGAACTATGTTAGAAATATAAACTCGCTTTCTATTTAATCCTAGTTCATGGAGTATAGTATCAAGTACCTTACCAGCTCTTCCTACGAAAGGTTTTCCACTGTCATCTTCTCTATGCCCGGGAGCCTCTCCTATAAACATGATCTTAGCTTTATCGGAACCAAACCCCGGTAAACATACGAACTCAGCCTCTCTATATAGTTCACAGGATTTACACTTCTTATTTCTAATTTCCTTTAATGATCTAATCATCTAAAGTCACCTGGTTCATTTTGAAAGCATTCCATCTAGGAACCTCTTTTAGTATTAAGTCTCTTTTTTCATCCGGATAGGGATGTTCATAAAATACTTCTCTACATCCAGCTATCATTAAAGCTTTAACACATTGATAACAGGGTTGATGAGTACTGTAAGCTGTTATATACCTGGCATCCTCCTTGTTGATATGGAGCAAAGCATTCATTTCTGCATGTACGGTTCTAATACAATGATCGTCTACTATCAAACAACCTACCCCTTCATCTATACAATGAGGACTATTGGGAGCTGCTCCATTATAGCCACAGGCTATGATTCTTTTATCTTTTACTAATACGGTGCCAACCTTGGCTCTCTCGCAGCTTGAACGGGTAGCTACTACTCTAGCAATTCTCATAAAATATTCTATTCTATTTGGTCTTTTCATTACTAATCCTCCTCATTGTTTTTTATTAATAATAATGGCCATAGAAATAAACAAGCTATAAGGCAGAATATTAACTCTTCAACAGATACTCTTTCATCTTCTCTCCAGCTTCCAATATATGAACAAATAGCTATAACTAAACCCATAAATAAATATCCTATGATCATATCCTGAATCATTTCCATTCTCCTCTTTCTAGATTTAATTTCTTCCAAACAGGACCCTTACCTAATGTTTTAGCAAACTCCTCGATGGCCTGCCAAGCATTCTTTTGATAGTTTCTGGGTTCCATTATAGGTAACCCCCTAAAGTCCTTCTTTTTTAATCCCAGAAGTTTAACATAAACCCGGAGTGAAATAATTGAGAAATACATCGAGGTCAACATGAAGACTACCTTTACCTTCTTAACGGGTAAATTTAATTCTCTTATCATGTTCGCTACCATTACCATATCTGCAGCAAACTTACGAGGAATCTCGGCTGTCTTTGCATGAATGTTAATCTCCCATTCTCCATCCATTCCTCTAATCACATGAAATGAGGATAAGCAACCACCCTTTCCTTTTTTGACTACTTGCATAGTGAAATTCATTCCGGTTACAAAATACCCCTTTGATTTATCTTTTATTATATTCTGAACTATTTTTTTCAATAGGGTAAACCTTTGCTCATCTATATAGGTGTTTCTTAGAGTCTTTAGTTTAGACCCTCTTTTACTATACCCTACTAAATCTAGGATAGCCTTTCCTGTCCAATTTAAAGACCATTCTTCTATTTCAAGAATATTCATTTTAGATATAAATCTACGCTTAGCTATTTCACAATCTATTATCCCTCTATATCGAAAGAAAGCATCTCCTAAGTTTAACCAAAGAGTTGTTGGATTTTTTGCTTTTAAGAATATCATTAAAATACTCCCTTGATGGAATAATCTTTTTTATACGCATGAAGACTACCTACAAAGTGAGTAAAATGCCCGGGATTAATTCCCAGAGTGTGAGCAATATATTGTTGGATATACATAGTTAATGTGATATCATAAATCAGGTGAGTATAAATATCACATGACCTCATAGTATAAATACAATCCAAAGCTGGTACCCCATTCCTTTCTCTTCTTAAGAATTGATAATACATAGAGCAAGGGATTCTAGCTTTTCCACCCAACCTCTCCAGATCCATAAACCAGTCAAAGATACTAATAACCGCCTGTCTGGTATTGGGACGTTCTTCTAGCTCCTTCATTATTTTAGGTAATTGTGTTCGGATTCTTTCATTATAGGTATAAGAAAACTTGCCCTTATGAAGGAACGGTTCCCATACTTCTAGGCGATGAAGGTAAGACTTACCCGGATTCAATAGATCTGAGGATACTCTATCTTCAAACTCCTGAATCACATAGTCGGTATTACCTCCTAAAGATTTAAAATCTTGGAGTAGCCCAACATGGTTTGTAATTTTATAACAATATCCCTGTAGCTCCCTGGTAAGAAAGTCATCATTGTTTTTGATATCTTGATCTTGATAGGATTCTGGGTGAATCAAGGTTCCCATTTCATTTAAATCTCTTTCGATTTCCTTTATGGCTTCTATTAAATTACTAAAAATTCTCATCTCATTTCCTCCTAGTGTTTATTTTTTCTAAAATAGTTTCCGGAGTCATACTCCCGGGATCAGTATCAAGGTCTTCATCCAACAATTTTATTTTAGCTGGAACAGAATAGTTAATAGAATTGTATACTTCTATTGCATATTTTCCAGCATCCGGGTCTAACATAACTGTTACAGTCTTAGCGCAATCCTTGATTTGTTGAATCTGGCCTTGCGTGATTGTTTTTCCTAATAGAGCAATAGCAGGAAATACCTTTGAGACTCTTAAGGCATCGAATACTCCTTCTACTACTACTGCGTGTCCTACGGTTCCTTCAAATGTTTTAAATATTACATTGTCCTTTCCACAAGTAGCGTTTACATATTTAGGTTCTCTATTACCAAAACTTCTCCCAAGAAAATATACTAGAACTCCATCATTGTAAATAGGAATAATAATTCGGTCCTCATATATGCCCGAGGAACAATATCCTATTTTAAAGAAGTCCATCTCTCTTCCGTTAATACCTCTGTTCTTTAAATACCTCCAAGGTATTCCGTGTTTAGGTAATATTGGAAAAACATATTCTTTAGGTAACACTACTTTAGGATTCTTCTTTACTATAAACTTAGGCTCAGGTTCTAAGAATTTAGCTACCTTCTCTCTAAAGCTATCTAGAGGAGTTTCTAGCTTCTCAATCCTTCCTCCAACCTTACATCTATGACAATGAAATACTCCTTTCTTTAAATGTACATAAAATTTATATTTCTGGTTATTACAATATGGACAGGTCTCAAACTTTATTTGATGTGGGTTACCAGTCTTTTTGTAGCTTCCCAATGTTTGAATATTTAGCTTTCCCATTCATTTCTCCTAGGTACATTCTTTCTGTATCTAATTCTAATTTAATAGTTGGATGCCCCGACTTCTTTCTTGATTTAGCGATAAATAGTCTTACTAAACTATCCTCGCATTCTTCTATGGTTTGGCATAGCCCTACTACTACATCTGCTACCTTAACCTTTCCAAATGATTCTGCTACGTCTTTCATTCCTACTATATTTTTGTTAAGTGATTCTCTATTTGTTTGTGAAGCGGTGTACACGGGCACCTGCAACCTCACTGCTAGCCTACGAAGTTCCGTGTAAACTTCCTCAAGCCCAAAACGGGAGTCCTTATAGTTTTTAGTTGGATGAATCAGATCCCCATAATCTATTACAATCATATCAAACTTCTTTTTCATTCTTCCCTGATAGGAAATAATCATTCCATATATATCCTCTACTCTTGGGTTCTCCATGCTCCAATCCTTAATAATAAGATCGCATCCCTTTTTCTTTAGCTTAGCTAATGGATTAACTACTCTCTTAGGATTCTTCTTTATGGATTTAAAGGTTCTACCTGAGATTCTCATATCATATCTTCTAGCAATCTTTCTAGCTGATATCTCAAGAGTAATATGGAGAACCGTCATACCTTGAATTAATCCTCCAACTCCCATGTTGATAAGAGCTGTAGTCTTTCCTCTTCCGGGAGGTCCTAGGAATACTAGTAATTCTCCCGGACACATACCCCCAGTTAATTCTAGATCAAGTTTGGGAATACATGTGGGGATTTTCTTTTCATGTACCTCATCATCTACTCTCTGTTCCGGGTCATCAAAATAACTATACATGTCTTCATCACCTTCAGTAGATAAGGTCATGGCTCTGTCGATATATTCCTTAATGGTTGCTAGGTTGGGGTTAGGGTCATCGAGTATGGTAAGACATTCCGTTATAGCGAGCTTTACCAACTGCCTCTTAGCAAAGTCCTTTATTGTTTCCTCAACTACCTTATTGTCAGTAGTTTTAATTTTTCTTAGTTTCTTAGTTAATTTTAAGCAGGTGGATTTTAAATCTTTGTCCTTTATGTTTTTGGAGAGAAGGAGTTTCATATTGCTTATGATCAGCTTCTTCTTTTTATCATGCTTTTTAAAGAACTCCTCTATGATGTAGAATACTTGCCTTGTTTCCTCGGATGAAAAGAAACCCGGTTGAAGTACGGATCTGTATTTATACCAATTCCTCTTAGACCGTAATATTGAAAGTATCTTTAGTTCTATCTCGTATACTGGGTCCATTGTCTCTTCCTGGTTAGGTTAATAAGAGAGGGGGAAGGAGGCCATCGAGCTCACTTGGAAAGGAGATACCCTATGAGAAGGTAGTTTTCCACTGCCATATTAATAGGCAGACCCTGTGCCTCCTCCTTAACCCTTATTCGTCTTCTTCTTCGTCCCGGTCTACAGGCTTCTTTTTCTTAGAAGAGGCTTTCTTGGCAGGCTTCAAAGCCAACTTCTTTTTCTTGGGCTTTCCCTCCCTGGTATCATTTTTAGATACATAATGTCCCAGATCACGTAGTTCTTTCCTGATTGATCTAGCCTCGGGTGAGGAACCTTCCTTCTTTGCTTTTAACTTTTGTAGCCTAGCTTCCAACTTTTTGATTGTGTTTTTGATTTCTTGTTTACTCATGTTCTCCTCCTTGGGATTATGCTGCATAACGTTTATAGTTTAATTTTCTAAGTTGCTTACGAATTTTGCTTAATTCCTTTTTGCTTTTTGTCTTTTCCTTTAAAGCTAGAAGTCTTTTTACTTCACCTGGAACATCAGCTCCCATCTTTGCTGCTTTTCTTAGTGAAGTTATTTTCTCCTTGTTGCCAGATCCCGTAGTTTGTTTATATAATTTATGTAATGCCTCCTCGTTATTATTCTTCATCTCCTGTTCATACTGTGTTCTAATGGGGATAGGACTTAGAAGTCTAACGTGAGGCCTATCGCGTGGTGACTGCTTTTTAAGATAGTCAATAGTCAGATCACTTTCTATTAGGTTGTAAATCGTTCCATCGATTAACACTACCGTAGTTCTCATAT